ATTATGGTACAATGATGAATTCGCTATAATCGAAAAGGCGGTGCGTGATGGGAAAGTTCATTGATCTGTCCGGGAAAGTGTTCGGTAGGCTCGTTGCTATAAGTCTTTCGCCGTCATGACACGGCTTGCACAACGACTGCCAGTTCGATTCATCCCAAAAAATCGCCTCACTCCCCCGGTGCGGCACCTTGTGATCAACAACAGTAGCCGCCGACGTCCTGCCGTCCCGTTCGCAGTAGCAACACAACGGATGGTCGCGCAAGTATCTCTCCCGAGCCTTCTGCCACTTGTAGCCATACCCTCGCGCCGTACCTCCTGCGCCTTCTGTGCGCCATGATCCAGCTGCTATCACGGCGACGCGGGAGATGTTGGAAGTTGCCAGCCTTGGCTTGAGCATCTGCAGCTTTGTCATCACTTAACTATCCATCTCTTCGGCCTACCCTCAACAATCCGCAGGTAAGCCGGCGTCAAATCATCAAGCGCGCGTCTCGCTGTCGCATCGCGCACACCAAACGCTGCCGATGCCGCTGCGACAGTCACCACGCCATGCCTCTTTACCAGCGCGAGAACGCGCCCTTTCAGCCCCGGCACTTCCGCCTTTGCTGCCACTCTCAGAGAGAGCAGCGCGTTGATCTGCAACGACCACTCCACGCTGTCGGCGCTCATATCCTCACCAGCACGACTTTGCACTGACCGCCCTTAACGACTGGCATACGCGCAACCGTCAGATGGTCAATCTGCTCGTCGTCATCGAAGCAACCTGCCATTTGCAACGCGTCCTGAACGGCTTTTACGTGGTTGTCGATGTCGCGGCGGATATTGTTCGGCGGGTACAAGCTGATAAATACGGCAAGCCGCCCGTAAATTTTCTGCCCATTGGCCGCGACAATATCGGCAGTCTCTTTGCGGAAAGCCACGCCTTTTGCTTTCACATAGCGCCGGTTTCCGTTTTGCCCCCAGTAGTGATTGACTGACGGCGGCCAGGGAAGAATTAGCGTAATCATCCCTTGTATCCTTTCAGCAACCATCTGAACTTCTGCCCGAGTGATCTGCGGTCGCGCTCGGTCATCGCGGCTATCTCATGCCGTATCTGCGCGGATTTGATCGTGGCCCGCAGCATCACGGAATGCACGACTTGCGCCAGCTTCTGGTCGGTGGTCATTCCGCCCTCTCCAAAATTTCCCCGGTTTCCTGATCGACTTCCATCCATTGCTTCGATTCGCTCAGTTCAACGCCGTTGCTGACCGCGAAGGCCATGACGTACTCAATCAAGCTATTCATGCGCCTGACGCCCATCTTTGCCGACGACTCGCGGATATTGACGAATTCCCCTTCAAGCCCTGGCAACAGTTCGGCGCCGGATTTGGTTATGACGGCATGGCCGCTGATGAACAACACTTTCCACTCAGCCGGCGTGCGCCGCTTGCCCATCCACTCGGATTGCTTCGATACGTCTCCTAACAGCGCGTGCAACAGTTTGTTCTGCCGGTCGCTGCGCGTCTCCGGGCGAATTTCCAGAATCAGGCGATGGCCGGCGAGAATCCATTGCTTGACGTGCCGCCATGCATCGGCCAGCGCTGCGTGCGCCTGGGTCGGTTCCCATAGGCGGACTGTTAGCTTGTCGGTCATTCCGGCAACTCCCATTCAGGCAATGCTCGCTTGAGCGCAATCAGCGTGCAATTGTCGCCATCCGCTAAATGACCGTTTTCGTTGAGCGTTTGAGTAATCGCTGCACGTAACCGCTCGATTTCTCGCAACGCGCATTCGTAGTGTCCTGGTCCGTATGTATAGCAATCCGGCGAGTGCGTACCGATGCGCCCGTCTCTATCGTCTTGATAGCGCAATTTCTGGCGTAGCCGCTCAATATCGTCGATCAGCGATTGGCTTAAGTCGTCTGTGCCGCCAAGCAGTCCGCGCAGCCGCTCAATCTCGGCTATCGCCCAATCAATCGTTTTTCCCATGGCTTTCGGGTGCGGCATGTCGCCAATCTCGCTGCGTCGCCATTTGTTGTACTGGCGCAAGTTTTCCAGTTGGTCAGCCGTGGTTATGTCGCTCATGCTGCCTCCGCGTAAATCGTCCGCTGCAGTCCATCGACCGCCGCCTCGTAAAGCGCGACAGGCTGACGCATCCACCAATCCCGATAGACGCCGCAGAACGTTCGCATCATCTGTAGTTCGTTGCCGGTAACTCCAAATTTCCCCGTCTTTGCGTGCCGTTCTCGGATAGCCTGCAGTGGAATACTCATGGCGTTGCACAATTCTATGATTGGCGCGTCGTCCTTGTGCGCTGCGGCAATAATCAGCACGTTGCGCATATCGGCCAGACTGTCGAAATGCACTTTGCCGGCGTAGCCGTTGGCGAAAGCTTCAACGAACTGGCGCTCTCGCATTTCAAGTTCATCGTTGATCAAGCCGCGATTGATCAACATCGGCGCTGATGGCTGGCGTATCTTGCGGTTACAGTGTTTTCTCACCCCTTGACCCTCCCCATTTTTTGGCGTCCAACGGGATGCCCTTAATAATTCTGTAATTTACGGTTTGATCACTTATTCCTAGTTTTTCTGCGAGTTCAGAAAGGCAATAGTCTTTCCCTTGGAAACTAATAATCCTGTTCGCCCTGTTATTTCTTCCTTGCTCTAGCCTTGTGGCCCACCTGCAATTGTTTTTCTCGTAATTCCCGCTGTTATTTTTTCTATCCAAAGACATGCCTGATGGGCGCGGCCCCATGTCCTGATAAAAATTCTCAAAACTTTCAAGCCATGCATCGCAAACCTTTATTCCTCTACCCCCGTAGTTTTTGTATGAAATATCGGTCTCCTGATAACACCTTTTTTTCATCGCCCGCCATGCTTTGAATTCTGGTGAATTTGTCATTCCGTGAGTCTTGTTGCTGACAGCAGCAACTTTACTCGCCAATTCTTTTTGCAAGCACCCACATGATTTTGATCCGCCGTTAGTCAAATTACATCCGGTAACAATTGTTTTGTTACCGCATTCGCACAAACAATTCCATGCCGTTCGCCCTGCAATTCTTTTCTCCGAAAGACTTATAGCAACGAGCCTACCGAACACTTTCCCGGACAGATCAATGAACTTTCCCATCACGCACCGCCTTTTCGATTATAGCGAATTCATCATTGTACCATAATCTATTTAATACTCGATATAATAGTCGTCTCGGTTGTTTAACCTGGTGACTGGATAGCCCTTGATGCTGTCGCAGTAGCCGGTGCGCATTTCGCGCAGCGCGGCACGCATCGGGCGCAGCCATGCTTCGACCTTTCGGCGGGGTATTCGCTTCATGCTGCTTGCCTCTCAGCCAGTTGAATATCAGCAACCTCTGCCGCAAAGAAATCATCCCAAAGCTTGTACCGTTCTTCGTGGTCATCAATCGTTGCCGGGATTTTCACGCCGGCAATCGTGAAAAACTCACACTCAGCGCGCAACTGATCCGGCCCCGGCGTCAGGTCAATGCGGATCAATGCGCGCAATTCCTCGATTCCTTGCACCGCGAAATGGCCGGCTGCAATCTTGTATTGCGACCACGCATCGAAGTTGTCTCTAAATTTTCTCGTCGCCTTAGCCATCAGAAATCAACCTCCATTTCAGCGGGAAATAATTGCATCGCCTTCGGCTGCTCGTTGTAGTGTTCGACGTAGCTCTGGCTCTTTTTATCGAACCAGAGCGGAATTCTTCCCTCCCATTCGCCATGCCGGTGCTTATCGACAATCATCAGCGCGTCGTATTCCTGCGGGTCGCCGCGCCCTTCCTCTAGCTCTTTTTCCTTGCGCTTGTTGCGATACACAACGAAAACATTGTCGGCTAGGTCAGTAATTGATGCCGAGCCGCGAACGTCGTACTTATTCGGCGGGGAAAGCTCGTCTTTGCCCTTGCGCGAGTGCGCCAGCAAATGAACGGATTGCCGGGTATCGTGTGCATGTGTCGCCAATGCCAGGACAAACGCCTTTTGATCGTTGTAGCCGTCTTCTGGAATGCCGCATGAAAGCAGGTTGTCGACCACCAGATGATTGATTCCTATCTCGTGGCAGTAGCGGCCAACAGCAATAACGCGATCCGGCGTAACCTGGCCCTGTTGGTCGTACAACCAAAGCCGGCCATCCGTCCATTGATGCAGCTCCTTTATGTCCGTTATTCGTGGCGCGCTGGTGCCGAACGCCTGCCGACACATGCGCTGCATCGTCTCGTGCGGCTTCATTTCCATTGAGCAGATACAAACCTTTTCGCCTTGCGCCAACAGGTGCAAAACAACCTGATTGATCATCATCGACTTGCCGTGTCCGTTCATTCCCGGCCATATCGACAATTCGCCATGCCGCAAGCGGATGCTGTTTTGCGTCGTAGGCCAAGGGAGTGCAGCACCGAAGGCATGCACTGGCCGGGTGAAAGCTTCCAGCGTTGCATCAAGCCAGTCCGATGCAGGGCGAACGCTGGCGCCTTCGTCCGGGCCTTTCAGGTAGGCATCAAAATCAATGCTGTGATCGTCGATCACCTTCATGATTTCGCCCCGATTCCTGACAACTGGCGCCGGTCGGCTATGCCCATCATTCGGCAGGTTTTGGTTTTTGGTTTCCAGCAACCATAGGCCGCATTGACGCCGGATTGCTTGTCCGAGAACCAGACGCCAAGGTATTCAGGATCAACCTCTAAAATCCCATCAGCAGCGCGCTTGACTAGAGATTTTTCGATGTTCGATGAAACCACCAGCAACACATCAAGCCCGGTCAGGAAATCCCATTCGTAGCGTCTATCCGGCTGCGCAATGATGGTCGGGTTTGGCTCACGCAAGGGGCCGATCAGCGAAACCAGAACCATGTCAGCAGGTCGCTGGCGATTGGCACGTAGGGCTGCGATTTCCTTACCGCCGTAGGGCATCATGCGGATTCCTCCGTCGCCAAGCAGTAGCCAAGACCTGGCCAGAACTGCTCACGAACGCCATTGATGATTCGAATGTCGCCCTTCTTCGGGCCGTTGATCGGCGAGACGGTCGCTGTTGCGGCAACCTCGTCCGTCCAATGCTTGCCCTTGATCCATCGCTCAGGGTCTTTCCGATACCGCTCCTCGGTGCTGGCGCATACCGCAGCCGCCGCAGCGACGATCACCGGAACAAGTTCGTCATCAGGGCAAATCTTTCGCCACTCCCTGACAGTCGCCTCTTTCCCTTTTTTCTTGCCGTAGGCGTCCCAAAACTCACTAAAGCCGTAAGGCGGATTCGCTGGTGTACTTTCCCTTCCCTTCCCTTCCTTCCTCCCTGCGCGTGTTTCCACTGTCACTGTCGCGTCAGTGACGCGTGCCGACGCGTCAATTCCTTTTTGGGGGAGGGGGGAGGGTAAGGCGCTTTCTTTTTCCCTTGGATTGATGTGCTGATGGTCTTTGAACGTCGGAATGTAAGCCAGATTTTCACCGTACAAGCACACAAGGCCACGCGTCACTAACGCGTCACACATCGCGTCAATATCGCAATCATCCGCAGGGAAATATCGCATTTTGAATGTCTTCGGCTTCCAGCATAAGCGCCCTTCCTTATCTGCCTCGCACCACAGCGCGATATAAAGAAGCCGCGCCATTGCCGACAGTTCGACTACATCTTCGGATGTGAAGAATTCCGGCTTGATTGTCCTGATGCGCGCCATTACTTCACCCCCCGCAACCCTGCCAGCAATAAGCGCAAAATCTGCTGCTGCTTTGCGTGCTTGGCTTCGCGGGTCATGATGTATTGAAGCTGTGCCGCGTGTTGAGTGGCAGCGTCGAAATTGGCTTTCGCGTCGTTGTTCATCACGCGGCATCCATCGATGCGAACAGATCGTCCTGCATGTCCTGTTCTTCAATGTCACTGGCTGCTGCTTCAAGGTTCTTCGCCGCCTGGTTGTAGTAGCTGGTTTTCAGCTCTGCCCCAACGCCACGACGACCCATCCTGACCGCGCTATAAACTTCTGACCCAACGCCCATAAACGGCGTCAGAACCGTCTCGCCGGCATTGCTGCGCATCTGAATAACGCGGTCGATTACATCAAGCTGGAGCGGATGTACGTGCTTCTCGTCGTCCTTGTCTCTGGACTCGTCGTAAGGCAACACGCGTCCCATTCGCACATCATCCCAAATCGACGAGGCATATCGGCGCCAGATCCAATGAGAAAACCTGTTTAGTTTCTGATCGCCAACAAAACCGCGTAATCCGCGAACCTCTGCCGGCATCTTTGAATCGTCGCCAGCGTATTCAAGAAAGCCGACCGGATTGGCTACAGGAACCTTGTTCTCGCCACGCTTTCGGAATATCAGCAGGTAATCTGCCGACGCTACGCCGCAGTCGGTCGAATCAGTTACGGCGGTCATGTGTGCCAGATTCTTCTGCATCGTGCGGCGACGAACGGCAAGCGGCTCTTTCCAAATCGCGTGACGGGCGATGAAATCGAACCCTTCTTTGTCGTGCAGTCTGATGATGTCGCCTGGGAAATCGGTATAGGACGAGAACTGGCAATTTCCGTTCGGCACATCCATGCAATGCACCGCAGAACAACGGCCCGGTAACGTGATTCGTTGCATTTCGCGGACGACGAACGTGTAATGCTCGAAAAACTGTTCGTAATCCCGGCAGTTAGACATGTCGCGCTCGTCAGAGCTGTAGTTGTACAGACCGCCGAACGGTGGCGAATAAACGGAAAGATGAATCGAGTTATTTGGCAACGCCTTCATCATTTCAACGCAATCACCGTTAAAAATGGCGTACTTATCGGTAACGACCTGATCTTTCACAGCCATGCTGGCACCTCAATGTTTTTGGTGTGGTCATTGATGCGGGTAACGCCCATAGCGTTATTCATTTCCGCAACGAGATTCGCGAACATCGCCTGCGCCTGTTCCGCTTTGCGGTTCAGGTTTTCCAGAATCTTGCGCTGCCCTTCGGTGTGAATTACATCGACCCGTACTTCGTTTTTTTGTCCAAAGCGCCAGCAGCGACGCACTGCCTGGTAATAGGATTCGTAGGAATGCGAAGGGAAGTAAGTAATGTGCGCGCAGTGCTGAAAATTCAGGCCGAGCGCCCCGATCTTCGGTTTCGTGATCAGAACGCGGATCTGCTTGTCAGCGAAGGCGAGGAAGCGTTCTTCCTTTACTTCGTCCTTGTTCTTGCCGCTCACCTGAACCGCGCCTGGAATCAATCGTTCAAGCGTATCGGCTTCCTCGTCAAGATGGCACCAGACCAACGCCGGCTTATCGTGATTGACCAGCTCGGCAACCTTGGCGCAGCGCTCCTTAATTGTGGCGCGCTGTTCCTCTCGCTGTTCCGGCAGAGTTACGGCCGGCGTCTCGAACAGCATTCCGCTCGGACGAAATGCCGACTCGATCAGGTGTTCTCTCTCGATCAACGCCGGCAGGATGTATTCCGCATCGTCAAATCCAAGGTCAGACGGCTTGCGCATCGCTCGCGCCCAAGAACAGACCCACCGCCAGAACGGTATCTGAGAATGCCCCTTGAAGCGCCACTTAGGAGCCTCGCCGTACATGCGACGAGTCGCGCTGTTGTTCTGGTCGTTCTTGAAAAAACGATTGAGCATGTCCATGTGACCCATGAAGCCGATAGCCTCGGACGAGGTGCCAAGCTCAATGAAATCGTTTGGCGCTGCCGTTGCCGTGCAAAGCAGTCGATACGGAACCTTGCGCATGAATTCAGTAATCAACGCGCAGAACGATCCTTCAAAGTTTTTCAGAATTGACGATTCATCACAAACCACTCCGCCGAAGTCGGAATAGTTGAATTTGTGAATGTTCTGGTAGTTCGTCACCACTATATCACCGCGAATCGAGCCATCCGACGAGCGATGTACGTCAATTCCGAACTTGAATCCCTCGCGGACGATCTGCTGTGCGACGGCCAGCGGCGCAAAGATAATGACCGGCTTGTTGGTGTGAATGGCGACGTTCTGCGACCAGGTCAGGAACTGAAACGTCTTGCCCATGCCGCAATCTTCAAACATGGCGCCACGGCCTTGAGTTACAGACCATTCGACCATCGCCTTCTGAAACGGCTTGAGCGCATCCGGCATGAACAGCGGCTCGAATCCGTGTTCCGCGCCTTCATGGGTTTTGACCTTGAGAAAATCCTCGTAGGCACCCATTACATACGACCCCGGTTGATTGTTTTGCTATGTTGTTGCATACTTCCTCCGTTGCTTCGTTTCAAATAACGCCAGCCCACCACTCGAAAAGGCCGCTGGCGTTTCCTTTTGCTACTCTCCGCGCTTCATCCTGTTGAACGCCAGAATCCGCGCAATGACAATCACCACATACGCATAGACCACCACGCCGCCGATTAGGTAGATGGCGATCATTTGATAACTGTATCAGCCTGATCTAAGAACGCTTTCGGGCGAATCTTTCGCAGGTACTTCTGCCACGGCTTCGGCATTCCTTTGGTCCGCCATTGAGTGACAGCGCTTGATGTAATGCCGCACAGTTGCGCAACTTTTCCAGTTCCGCCAATCGAGTCTATGATTTTGTTCGTATCCATGCCGCTATTATAGTGCATGTTTTTTAACGCAAGCAAACTAAATTTTTATTTACTTCCTGCTTTTAGTTTGCTAATATCAACACATCGAACAAAGCAACACCGGCAACACCGGCAAAACCCGCAAGGGCATCGAGTTAGCGAATACGGCCCTCTACTTCGTAAGGCATGACGCAAAACAAGAACCACTGGTGGATTTAATAGCTATTGGATAGCAAATGATTACGCAAGAACAGTTGAAACAAGTTTTGCACTACGACCAAGAGACTGGCTTTTTTACGTGGAGATCGTTCCGTAACGGTCGGGCCGTGGCCGGGTCTTTGGCTGGTTCGCTCGCAAACGGTTACTTGCAAATAAGGCTTTTTGGCAAGAGCTATCTGGCTCATCGGTTGGCGTGGCTTTACGTGCATAGCAAATGGCCTGTTGGCAGTCTTGACCACATAGACACCGACGGATTTAACAACAGGATTTCAAATTTGCGTGAAGCAACAGATTCAGAAAACGGGCAGAACAGACAGCGCCCACAGGTGAATAACGAATCTGGATTTTTAGGAGTTTTCCAGTTGAAAGGCCGAAAGAACTGGCGCGCTCAAATACGAATTAATCGCAGGCAGATATATCTCGGCGTTTTTAAGACAGCAACTGAAGCGCATGAGGCTTATGTGGCAGCAAAGAGAGAACTTCACCCGTTTGGAATGCTGTAACCACCGGAAAGTGTTGGCGCCAACAAGGGCCAACAGATGACGGGCTTGTGAATGGTCTCCTCCTGGCTATCGCTTGCCACACTCTAAATCGGGAATATCTTCCGCATCCCGATGCAGGCCCGTCATCTGTTGGACCCTCCCCGTAGCACCTTGGCGGGGCGCAATACGGCCCCGGTTTTTTTGGGACGCCAACAATCGGTACTTGAGGCTCACCGCGCATCAACGAGCCATGCAACCTTGTAGCAAGCAGCACAGCCCCGGCGCTCTCTACGACCGACATGGCTGATAACTGAGCGTAACGCCAGAACGAAAGCGGCGTGACAGGTGGGGAGAGTACCCACAGCAGCGCACGAATGAGGCTCCAAAGGATACCCCTCTCCACGACGCTGCCATTCCGGTGGAAGGCCGGAACCAACAACAGGAGAGCGTCATGACCATGCAGACAATCAGAATCGCCCTAACCGAAGCCGATCGATGCGCCCATGCAGGAGACATCGAGGGGATGCGCTTCTTCATCAACGAAGCGCATTGCCGGCTGGCCGCGCTTGCACCGGTAGCGGGTCAAGCTGCGCACCTCGCAAGCGTCATGGATGCTTACGAACTGACGAGCAAACATGCGCACCTTGGAGATTTTCATGCATGACGCTCATCGTGATTTACATGAGCTTTTCTGGCGTGACGTTCGCCAACCATTACCAGGTGCCGGCCAATACCTGCCATGCGCAGAGTCAGCAGATACGGCGCAACGTCAAGGCCGGAAGGGTCTGGGTGTTCTGCAAATGAGCGAGATTGGCGACAAAGCAAATTTCTGGTTCGCGGTGATTGTCATCGTGACACTTTTGACTGATTCGATTGAGGGGCTGCTATGAACCTATTCCAGAGAATAAACGAAGTCCGAAAAGCAATCGGATACGTTCAGAAGGATAAGAGCGTTTCGACGGGCGGCGGATCGTACAAGGCGGTGACGCATGACACAGTTACCGCGATGGTGCGGCCAGAAATGGTCAAGCACGGGATTGTCTGCTTTCCTGAATTAACGGCAAGCGCATCGCTGCCGAAAGAAGAGGGCTCCAAGCAATTTCGATATGAAGCCACGTACGCTTTTCACTTCATCAACATGGACGAGCCGACCGACCGGCTGACGATCACGATACAGGCTCATGCGATGGACAACGCGGACAAAGCCCCCGGCAAGGCGTTGTCGTATGCGAAGAAGTACGCGCTGCTGAAGCTGTTTGAAATCGAAACTGGCGAGGACGAAGAAAGCCGTTACCAATCGGACGAATTCGACGTTATCCCTTATCTCGAAGCCCTTGAAAAAAGCACAACGATGATTGAGTTGCAATCCATGTATAAGGCGGCAATCACCGCAGCAGGGAAAGACAAGCAGGCGCAATTAGCCATTATCAAGGTCAAAGATATTCAGAAAACGAAAATCCCTAACAAGGAGGCAGCATGAGCGATCAACGAACCGCAGAGTGGTTTGCGCAACGGGCCGGAAAAGTTACCGCAAGCCGCGTATCAGACGTGCTGGCAAAGACGAAGACAGGTTATTCAGCCAGCAGAGCTAACTACATGGCGCAACTGGTTGCCGAGCGACTGACCGGCCAGCCGGCTGAATCGTTTTCTAATGCCGCGATGCAGTGGGGAACGGATACAGAACCATTCGCAAGGGCCGCGTATGAGGTTCAACATGGCGTCATGGTGGATGAGGTTGGCTTTGTTGCTCACCCGTCTATTGAATGGTCTGGCGCATCTCCTGACGGCCTTGTCTCTCACGATGGTCTGGTCGAAATCAAATGCCCGAACACAGCAACGCATATCGAGTACTTGAAGGCCGGGAAAGTGCCGAGCAAGTATCACCCGCAGATGGCGTGGCAACTTCTTTGCACGAATCGCAAGTGGTGCGACTTCGCCAGCTTCGATCCTCGCATGCCGGATTATTTGCAACTGTTCGTTGTGAGATTCACGCCGGAAGATATTTACCTTGCGGAGATCGAGGCAGAGGTAAAAAAATTCCTTGATGAAGTTGCTTCTGACGTAGCGCTGTTACAGAGCATGCGCAATCAAGAACTGCAACTCGCAGCATAGGCAGACGCGGCCTGTCGCAAGTCTGGGACGGTTTTCCGTCCGGCTCCGAGTGCGTAGCGCAGAGGGCTTAACAGCGTACTAATTCAAACAAAAGGAAATCAAAGTGAATTTACTTATCGCAACAGGGAATATCGGTCAGGACGCAACACAGCGTTTTCTTCCGAACGGCGACAGCATCGTGACATTCTCCTTGCCGGTCAAGTCCGGTTTCGGAGACAGGGCAAAGACCGCATGGGTGCGCTGCTCGATGTTTGGCAAGCGCGGTGAGAGCGTCCTGCCGTATCTCATCAAAGGACAGCTTGTCGGGGTATCCGGCGAGTTTTCAATGAACGAATGGGTTAATAAGGAGGGGCAGAAAGTTTCAACTCCCGAGATCCGCGTCAATGAACTGGATCTGCTTGGCAAGAAGTCGGGCGGCGATACCGGCAACAACCAGCCCCGCGCAGAGGGCCGGACGGAGCCGGCTGATCGTAATCGAGCCAAAGCGCCGGCCGGTAACTTTGACGATATGGAATCGGACATACCTTTTTAGCCATGCAAACACACGCCCAAATCATCGCAGATAGCCCGCCGTATTCCGGCGCATCAATAACACAGGCATTTTTCCCAAAAAAATATCCTGAACCAAATAATGGTCGATTTAATCGTCTAATTGACGACCATTTACCAACGATGAATAGCAAAGCAGCGCCTAGGCGCACAACATGGGCAGACAAGAATCTTTTGGAAAGAATAAAAATATATCGGCCAGTTATGGAGGGGAACGGGTGGATGACGTGCCAATGCATTTCTAAAAAGGCAGGCGTACATAATGACTCTGCACGCCAGAGATTAAAGGGGCTAGAAGAGTCTGGGCATGTTGAAAGAATAAAAACTCAGAATCTGGTCAGATTCCGTTGGATTGCACAAAGTTGCGACGCTTAATTAAGCGCGAAGTCAGTCCTTATTGCAAAAAAGGAAAATAGATGAGCAGCGACAAACTCATGATTGAAATGACCTGCGAAGAATTTCGACAACGCGAACAGCAAACGACAAAGCTCGCGGAAGAGCTTGATGAGTTGCGCAAAAAGTTGGCAACCATGCGCAAAATCGGGGATGAAGAGATAACGGGAGGCCGTATGGCGTTCGCTGACTGGAAGAAACGAAGCAAACAATTCACAGACCTGTATGGGCGGTTCGGACAATCGCACCTTGGCGCGATAGAAACTGCTTGCCAAGCCGCATACAAAGCTGGAGAGCGCGACGGACGAAAGCAGGCTGAAGCGGTAGCAGAGCAGGCCATAAAGCTGCGCGAACTGGTGCGCCATAACGCCGCATTAACCGGAAGCCCGGAGGCGCAGCCGTAGGGCTGTCCGGGTTGAATGCATAGTTATGTTTCTGTGTCACAAAAACAGCTTGACATTGTTTGATTGCGTGCTACAGTTACAGACATGGAAGGCGAGGCGCCGACCACAACAACCAGGAGAGAGAAATGGCAAATCACACGCAAGGCGAATGGGGAGTGGCGACGATTGATGGCGGCGCGGCTGACGACGAGGTTGTAACGACAGTGAATAACTGCATGGTCAACATTGCCTCTGTCTTCGGCGCTGGAGAATACAGCGAGGCCCGGCGTGACGGCAAGAACGAGCCGCACTATGAAGTCAGCAAGGAAGAGGCCGAAGCCAACGCCAGACTGCTCTCTGCTGCGCCTGATTTGCTGTATGCGGTGCAAGACCTGCTGCGCCGTTTCGATCACCACGAAGCCAGTGCATACGATTGCATCGTTGCCGCTCGGGCGGCTGTCGCCAAGGCGACTGGCGAATGAGTGCGGCACGCGGCGGCCCCGGAAGGGGTCAGGGCTTGAAGAACCTGAGCGGTGGGCGCGGAGAGTCGCCGGTGATCCGGTTCCGCGCCCCACAGGAGCTGCATGACAAGGCGGCGGCGCTTGCGGAAGCTGCGGGCCTGAGCCGTGACGAATGGCTGCGCCAACTGCTGCGACGGGCGCGGAAGTGAAACATAACGCAGAGTTAAGGCCGACTGACGCGGACTTATCGCGGCAGGTCGCCTGCACTGACGGGTTGTGCGGCAACGGCTCAGAAGTCGGCGATGGTGACACGGCGATGAAAGGAAAGCGGTGAATGAGTTGGCACTTTTCGCAGGCGCTGGAGGCGGAATACTTGGCGGGAAGCTGCTTGGGTGGCGAACCGTGTGCGCCGTGGAGCGAAACGCCTACTGCGCCAGACGACTCATGCAGCGACAAAATGAAGGGCACTTGGCACCGTTCCCCGTTTGGGATGATGTTTGTACCTTCGATGGAACCCCGTGGCGCGGAGTTGTTGACGTGGTTTCTGGGGGCTTCCCGTGCCAGGACATCAGCGCAGCCGGAAAGGGCGCAGGACTCGACGGCGAACGCTCTGGCCTTTGGCGCGAAATGGCCCGAATCATCGGCGAGGTACGACCGCGCTTCGCGTTTGTGGAGAACAGCCCAATGCTCACTGTTCGGGGGCTTGGCCGAGTTCTCGGAGACCTGGCCGAGATGGGGTTTGATGCTCGATGGGGAGTTCTGGGCGCTGCCCACGCTGGCGCGCCCCATCTCCGAGAGCGTATCTGGATTCTGGCCGACGCCGACGGCAGTTACAGCGACGGGTGGCGCGGCGCTTTGCAAATGGGGCGGGACTGGAGCGCGGGCAAAACTGCGAAAGATGGTGACGCCGAAAGAACTGAATGGGCCTCTGAACCCGGAGTGGGTATCTTGGCTCATGGGGTGGCCCAAAGGGTGGAGCAGCTCACTGCGCTTGGAAACGGACAGGTTCCGGCAGTGGTGCGCCAAGCCTGGCGGATTTTGACGCACAACGCGGAAATAACCAGCCGCAGCGCAGAAGATTAAACGATGCCAGAAGCCGCTTTTATGCGGTCTGGTTGATTGAAATGTTAGGGGTGAAACGATGGGAATGGTAATGACGATCACGCGGCGCTGGACGGTGCTGAAGAAGCTAAAGCACTACTTGTTTGAATGCCCGACGTTCTGGCAGCGCAATCCGGCGTTTCAGTGCCCTCACTGCGACAAAACATACCGCTGCTATTGGGATGGGAACGACTGCGGAGGTAAGATAAACATTTGCCACGCTTGCGCGGCAGAGTACGAACGGCTTGGCGCATGGAATGAAACCCCTAACGTAGAGCTAACCGGCTTGCCGCACAAAGGAGATTGAGATGGGAAAAGAACAGCATTCGGCAAGTCCGGTTGACGCAACTGTTAGGGGTTGGCTACCGATTGATACAGCCCTGCACGACGGAACGGTGATTGAGCTTCTTGGGGCAAACGGGAAACTCGACATCGGCGAATGGTATGAATGGTCCGAACACTTCGACAAATCCGCCAACGGGATCGCGGAAGACGTTACCGGAGAATTTTCGACGGAATACGGGGAAGGTCCACATACGCACTGGCGACCTATCACCCCTAACGCTGGATGTAACTCGGCTGGCACGGCTTTATCGTGCCAGTCCGGCGTAGCGAAAGTTGGCCGAAATGTTAGGGCGCGATTGCCCACGGAGAGAGATATGGGAAAAGAAGAAATTTGGCAGTTTGCACACGATTCTAGGTTGTGTGACGAAGATTTAAGCAGCGACGATCAGCTAATGACGGACTACGGAGATGCTACTGCATCAGTATTTGCGTTTGCCGGAATGGTCGCCTCAAAAACAAGAAGGGAGTGCGCTGATCTTTGCATTCATTTGAGTCTTGACGGATTAAGCGGTCATGAATACGCAGCCGAGATACTGAAGCGCTCTAACGCTGGCGTGAGCGGAGCCGCGCACAAAGATTAACCACGGAGCAGGAGCCTATTTTCGGCTTCCGCTCGACGCAAATGTTAGGCAGGAGACGAAGATGAAATCAGCACTACACAGCCTCGAAGAAATGGCAATGGAACTTGAGGTGGGCAGGGAGAAACAAGCGACGCGCCGAGCCATTATGCAACTCGCCAGTCCGTCTTCTATCCGCAAACCGAGAGTGTTTAAAGACGGGGCCGCTTGGTGCGCGATGGAAGGCGAGAACCTGCAAGAAGGGATTTGCGGCTTTGGTGATACCCCCGACGCTGCGTGCCGACAGTTTGACATTCAGTGGCTGAACGAACGGCATAACGCTTAGGTGATGGGCGACGGCCGGATTTATGGCCGGCGTCCAGCGCAGCGGCATCGACCGCTGTGTTAGATCGCTTTTTGGAGAGCGAGATGGATTTTGAAGAATGGTTTTTGAGCAAGCAAGGCGAGGCATACGGCTCGATGTATGCGTTTGCAAAAGATGCGTGGGCCGCAGCGGTTTCAGCGGAGCGAGAGGCTTGCGCGAAGATTTGCGAAACCAAGGGCGCTATCAAGTACGCCGGGCTAACGATTGGCGAGCAATGCGCTATTGCCATACGCAAGCGCTCTAACGCCTGAATTAAGGCCGCTGGCTTTAGCCAGTCGCGCCTTGAATGATGAGTTAGAAGTGATTGCTACGGAGTACGACTAAAAGGGATGAAAAATGGAAGATGACTATAAAAGCACAGACACGATAGACGGGCTATCTGTTGAGCAACTGGAATTGATTGCGAGAACTGAAAGTGACTTGTTTCTGCGTGTGATAGGTGACACGACGCTATTTGATGTACAGCGCATTCGGCTGATGCTTGAACTCGGCATCTTTGAGGCAAAACGGCGGCTGGCGCTCATACCTTCTAACGCCTGAATTCACAGGCGGGCGCTGCTTTTGCGCCCGTCCGGTGGAATGACGGGTTAGGCTCCGGTTTATTTGATATAGCACCACAAAATAAACCTTGACTATGTTGATAACGCGCTACAATAACAAACATGGAAGGCGCGGTGCCAACCAAAACCAAGGAGCTTAAAAATGGAAAAAGAATTTCAGATCAACCTAAAAACGCGTATCTGGTTCCCTGTGGCAGCGTTCGCTGAATTAGCAGATGCCCCGAGAGACGAACGCGGACTTGTTGGTTTTGCTGGCACTGTTGGTTATGTCGTCAGCGGTTATCAGTTGAATTTTGTTGTAAATGGTGTTGCGTTCAACGACGCAGACCTGACAATTATTCTTGACGGGGGCATCTCCGGCGACATCGTGTGGAAGCAAGGGCCGAGCGAAGAAATGGCGGTTTCCGGCTTTCTCGAAACAATCGAAGACCATTACGTTCTTCATCCTGAAAAAATTGGGTAATGGAAAACACCAGAGGTGGCCCCGGAAGGGGCCAAGGCAGAAAGCCCGTAAAGCAGGGGGAGGAAACGGTAACAGTATCCCTGCGCATGACGCGGGCGCAGCGGGAGAAGTTGGCGCGGCTCGGCGGTGCTGAGTGGGTGCGCGACAGGGTAGACAAGGCCAAGGAACCTAACGTGGAGTTCAGCGGCGCCGGCACGGCGTCCGCTGGACTGCCGGGGTAGATGCCGGCGACAACTAAGGAGAGCGAAATGCACGATTACGGAAAAGAACCACTAGCGGAAGCATGGGCATGGGAATCGCCACTTTCCACCGGAAAGTGGATAACCCATGTGCGCGCAGGATGGGGTAAGCCCTCGCCAGACGCCACGAAGTTCAACCTGCGCCCGTTGTACGCCGCCGATGCATTTGCCGGCGTTGGCAAAGCGACAGAGCCTCCTTGCAAGGGGACGAACTGCGAAGCCAGCAAGGCCGTACCAACCCACTCAGCAGAATGCGAAGCTGAACACGATGCGGCTTACGGCGAGAAGTTAGAAGCAATTTTTTACCAAGACGACAACGGGACGCGATGGGTTTATAGCGACGACGCTTGCGCCTCAATAAGCGGGCCAGACTCTGACGACCGAGAGATTGGTCGGGCGGTGCTGTATCTGGAACAGGCATCTAACACAGAAATAACCGGCGGCTGAAAGCCGTCCGCGTTGATTGACGGGTTAGCCGTGCGCCCGGTAAAGCACGGCGACTGACAAGGATTTGACCATGAACGCAAGCCGAGAAATGCCGAAGTACGAATGCCACAAGAAAGTGTGGGCTTTGAAGATTGCCGGGATCGTCGGCGACCAGCACGGCGGGGTGTATTTCCAGCCGGCCGAAGAAGGCTACGACAAAGTACCGATGTCGCCGGAGTACGTAGCGAAGCATAGGCCCGAGGTTGGCGGCTACTACGTGGTCTATGAGGACGGCTACAAGTCGTTTTCACCGGCCTCGGCTTTCGAGAGCGGATACACGCCGCTGTGACGGCTAACGCCAACGTAACCGGCCTTGCGCCGGCACAGGAGAACGATAAATGAAAGAGCTTATTGCGCAAGGTCCGGTTGACGTAAATGTTAGGGGTGCTTGCCGTCGTTGTGGCGGGGCGATGCTTCCCGGCAAGGCGATTGCGCAGACGTGGGGCGGGAAACCAGAGTGGCCAGGGGACACGATTTACACAATGTCGCCAGAAGGGCCGGGGCGGTTGATCGAGTGCTTGAAGTGTGAGAAGTGTGGGCACAGCATCAGCGCCCCTAACGCAGAAATCAGGGGCGGCGAAGCCGTCCCGCTGGATTGACGGGTTATACGGATCAACGAAATGGAACGGCGATGCAGTAGAGGAAATAGTGCGGCTGCGCTGTGCTTTGCGGTTGCTGATGCGTTGCGCGGAGGGAATTGAACCCGCCGACTAGGTTGCTACGACTGGATTCTGCGGCATGGCTGCGATAATGCTGTGATAGCAGAATAAATCACCACCTGTACCAAACCCCCACACCAACATACGCATCCGGCCTACGCCCTACCCCCTGCTCCACCTGCCCCATCACGCCGATATGCACGTTTTTAACCTGCAGCAATCCCTGCCGAGCCTGCAGCGTGACGCCGGGCCCACCGGATCGCACGCCGTAATACATCCCAATCTCGCCGTGCGGGTCGAGCGCCAGCCAGGGCAGCGGCTCTTGTCGCACAATCGTCCGCGACTCTCCGGTATTGCTGTCGATGATCGTTGCCACCGTCGTTGCGCTGTCTGAAGACGCGACGCGTGACGCGGCGATAACGCCATCGTCCGGGTTGAGTGGGATCTTCAGCGCTGCGGCAGCGCTTTTTTTGACGCGCACTTTTCCTGATTTGATCGGCACATCGACAGACGGCGCAGCGGGCGCCGCGTCGTAGGCAGGCACCCATACCGCTTGCGGCGGCGCTGGGGGCGGCCGGGTCATCCATGCATAGAGGCCGGCGCCGACCAGCGCGAGGACGACGGCAGCGGTCAGTGCGGCACGCATCGCCCGCAATTTTTCTGCGAAATCCAATAGCCTCATTTCGACACCTCGGCATAAAGATCGGCCATTCGGTTCGCCCACCCGCGAGAAAACACGGATTGTTTTGGATCGTTCACGACAATTTTGTGATAAAAATCCTCGCGCAGTTTTAGATATGCTTCGACCAGACTGGATGTGCCGAGAGCTGCACAATACGCAGACACAGCTCGCCATGTCTGCGGTCCTGGAACCCCGTCGGACGCAACATTGACAGCCATCTGCAGCCATTTTACTGACCGCGCCGGCCCGTGCTGGACAGCGGCATCAAACACAACAAGATCAAGCGGCGATTCGAGCGCACCGGCGCCAGATGGCACCCAGTATTTTTTTTGATAGATGGCGTTGATCTCCTGCCCTGACAATCCGCTGACAGGGCTACGCGGAAGTCCATGGCTGATTCGCCAGTCATCGAGTGTCGCCTGCGTGATGCCGCGATTCGTCGCGCCGCCACGGTCGAGCGGATTATTGCTGTAGCCGCCCTCGTGACGCAGCACGAAGGCCAGGCATTCTTCAAAACGGTCCATTTATGCGTCCTTGATGATCTGCTTGAGATGTTCGAGCAACCGTTCTCGACCCTCGCACTCGCAATCAGTCGCCAGTTGATAGCAGTCCAGCGCGATTAGCCGAACGTTTGCCAGCTTGTCTGTCAGTGCCTCTACTTTGCCCTCAAGCTCCGATACCCGCTCAGTCAGCCGGATCATTTCTTTCTGCAGATTACTCAACACTCCGTTATTGATTTCGACGCCGTTGATTGCGGCGTCTCGGTTTGTGTCTGTGAGCACCCGGCTCTTTAGCCACTCGCGGGCGCCGAACAGCGTTGCTATAACCGCTACAACACTGCCGCCCACCACCGTTGCGAGGCTTTTTACCTCATCACCAGTCGGCATCATTTACTGGCGTCCAAACTATAGCGGACGAACAGCAACCACGCCGCCATCATCACAGCAGCTTCGCCGCCCATGATCGCGGGCGGGCGATATTCCATGATCCTGTCAAACCCATGCCAGTAGGCCAGGTAGCACGCGAAAATTGCTGCCGTCCAAATGACAACCCCTAACGCGGCATCCAGCCACAGCAGCACGCGGTTTTGCTGGTTGCAGAGCAACGACACAAGCATAACAACACCCTGCCCAGTAAATGCGCAACACCATACCCATTCCGGCGCGAGCTGCGCCATCAACGAATACGTATGCCGGCCAGTCCCTGCCGCAAGTTGTTCCGGAGTCGGGAATATGGCAGTTGGCCACGCAAAACCAGCGCCGATGAAAATCGCGCCGGTCGCCAAAATCAGGCGTAGCAGACGGGTGTCTGCATAGATCAGGATGCCGCGCAATTCAGCAAACGCTTGCGCAAACTTTGCGCGCAACTCAGCAAAATCGGGGGGTGGATGCTCGATCATTATTTGACAATCACAGGATTGACGACAGCTGGCTGCACGACGAGCGGCGCAGGCTGCGTCACAACAGTCGGCGTAGCCGTGTAGCTGTCATGCCGGTCAGTAGTTGTCGGCGTGTAGTTGCCGCCGAGCGCGCCTGTCCCAGAGAGCGTAGTTGTCGTCGTCGGCGTCGATGTGCTGTAGCTGCCCCCGCCGAGCGTGCCTGTGCCAGATAGCACGCTCGTTGTCGTGTTGGTCGTTGTGATGTTTGCTTGCGGCACTGGCCCAGGCTGCACGTTTTTAACAACGCTGCCGACTGAGTTGATCAAGCTTGCCGAGCCTTTGAGAACTGCCAGCGGTGCGGCGATCAGCCCGACCGTCGATAGTGCGCGGTCCCAAACCTGCACAGAATGATCAACCGGAGCCGGCGCGTATTGCAGTTGGCTCTGCTGGCGTCCGACGATCAGCGACTTGAGCTTGCCATCCTCGCCCATCGTCAGAGCAAGCAACGGTGTAGCCTCTTGTGCTGCATGCGATTTCTGAATTTCCGCCTGCGCCTTGTAGTGGTCGGCTTGCGACTGTTTAAACTCAGAACTCGCGCAACCGGCGAGCGTTGCTGCCATCAATCCGATAAGTGCGCTTTTCATCCGATTACCTCGTGCCAGGGATCGCCGGGATTGAACCCGGACAACGAAACCCATTTGTAGTTGAGCAAATCCCGCTCCATCGCTCGCGGAAACCGATTGTCAAGAATCCAGCCATCCACTTCGCAGACGAGGTGGCATTCGCCGGTTTCGGTCAGACATAGAACAAGGCGATTGGGAATGTTCTTCGCCCTAAGCGCTTGCCTACAAAGCAGCGCGTGCTGATCGCAGTCGCCATGTACCTTGCCGTCAGCATCGGTAACTGCTGCCACATCCTCCAGCGTCTCCCAGTGATCTGGCTTGCTCCAGACTTTGCTATCTGGCTCCCACACGAACTTATTCTGTACAGAATCCAGTACAGCCTGTAATTCAGCAATCAACTCCACGTCGCCTCCCTTCTACACAACCGTATGGGGGAGTAACTTCTGTCCCGATCTCGAACAGTGTTGGATTCGTTTCGCAGCCGCTGACAAGCAGTGCAGCAGAGAACGCCAGAAGAACGCCGGAGACAGTGAGAATTAGCCACAGTGCTGCAATTCTTGCGCGGCGAAGGAAAATGTCGTTCATTCTGCCGGCTCCTCGCAAACTGCTTGCGTTGGCCAGCCGGCGAATTGATGCTGCCAGACGAAATCACTTGGAGCTTCTTTCACTACCGTATAAACACCATCGACACAGATACAGGCGTGAATCACGTATGGATAAAGCTCTTCCGGAACTGAGTCTGCGATGTAATCAACGAGCAGCCCGTACTTTGTGTTGTAGTAATACACACCGGGAGGGAGTTGCGAAATCCCCGGCTGGCGGGCAGCAATCCCGGATGCTGTTTCAATAATGTGAATCATGTTGTAACCCTCTTCAAAATCGCGTCAGGGAGTTTGCGAGTCCAGATACAGACATCAGCGATGTTGCCGTTCAGCTCGTAGCCAGCCGCAAACAAATTACCTATGCGTAGTTCATTAACGTTGAAATCGCCGTCGAATGTTCCGCTATTTGACAAGCCACCTATCGCCACAGTCGCCTCGGAACCTCCCCACGAAGCCGCTACTTTGTTGAGCGCCCCGCCAATATCAACCGTGTCGATTTCTGTCGTGCCGGTCCCATCATAGGTAGCGAGCCTACCTCCTCCGCCTAAAATGCCAGACACATAAAGTAGGTTACGCTCTGCTGCTGAGTTTGCAGTAATAATTCGCGGGGGCTGTGTGCTACTCGCTCCGTTCGGAAACCTCACTTCAGTATAACAAGTGCCTACCGTGCCAAGCACGTTTCCTGCGTTAGGATAAGTCAGTACGTCAGCATTCCGTGTGACAGCTACGGTAGTGGTTGGAATGTAGCTTGATGCGAAGGAGCCGAGTTCTACTTGGGCGCCCCATAAGAGAAAAGTGCCATTTCCGTTACGCACACGGTACGAACTGGTCGTATCCTGAGAAGCTGCCGAGCAAGAAATTCGATACCATCCGTTGCCAACGGTGGTCAGCGTGGTTGTTCCGGTGGATGACGTTATTGCCGGAACGCCAGCGGTAAAAGTAATTCCAACTGAGGAATATACGGTCGGAACCGCTGAACGAGACTGTATTGTTATTGTCGTTCCAGTGCCCTGCTTAATATACATGCTAGTTGTGTACGTTGTGGCGTTTGATACTCCGATTGCTTGCTCAAAAAACCCTGCGCCATCCCATAGGTCTGCCGTTGTTGTTCCATCTGGAGCAGCACCTTGGTTTGCAGTAACTACTGATCCAGAAGGCGCCCAGCTTGCATTATCAAAAATCTGGCTTTGCAAACACAGATTCGTCCTCGCACCTTCAGCAAGGTAGCCTTTGAGCGTAGCCGTAGGAATAGGTACTCCTGCTAGCGTTGTGTCGTAGCACTTGACTCCATCGACTCCGGTACCGTGATATGGTGATGAGAGAACGCCTACACTGACATACTCGCCAGCGGTCTGAATGGATTGCGCGGTTACATCCTCAACTTGTAGATCAGTCAGTGTAGCAACTGAGCAGGTGACAATTAACGTCCCTGCTGATATGGATTTGAGTACAGATACTCGACTACCTCCAGCAGCTAGCGTCCCTGTTGCGCCGCCCGTTCCACTAAATGTTGCCGTGCCAGCCCCGGCGCCCATGCTGAATATGTAACTACCGGCTGGCAGCGTCATCGTATTTGATGCTGCAACTGCCAGTGCCGCGCTCTGTATCCCCCATAGATTCTGGACCCGCCTAGCGCCCGTAAATCTAGCTTCTCCACTCAGCACCTGACGCATCACGCCTTCATAATCGCTTACATAAGCGGTCGTTGCTCGGGTGAAGGTAGGCGCTCCGGTGCCGCGAGTGGGGACTAGAGATGTGAGTAAGGGTGCGCGGAAATCAGCAC